GGTCATTGTTCCTCCTGCGAGGGCAAGCTTCTTATCAAGCTCTACTTTGGTTTTTTGACCCAATTGGGTAAGCAAACTAGACATAATATATTATCCTTTGTTGTGGGTTAGTTGTGTGAAATAAAGTTATTAGCGGAGCTTATATCTGTCAAGCATCAGCGATCAGAATATCTCCAGCTTCCGTAAGTAGCGAATCACCAAGCTCATCTGTAATCTGGATAGCTTGAGGTATAGCAGAACCAAGACTACTGATTAACCAGCTACTTCCGTTATCTACTACTATACAGGGACTTCCGCTATCGCCATCAGATACATAAGCTACTCGTCCTGCTGTACCGCTACTCGGCAGATTACTAGCTGTGTACGATCCTAGTTGTAATAACTGAGAAACAGCGAGATCACCACTGACAGTACCTCCCGATGTGTTGAGCTTGTTATCAAGCTTGGCTTTAACCTTCTGTCCTAATTGTGTAAGTAAGCTACTCATATCGAAGCGATGTTATATTAGGGTGTAGTTAAGCCGTCAAGGAAATCCTGGTAATCACCCACTTCTTCTTCACGAGCGTCAAGGAAGTAAGGCAGATCGTTCCAAGCAGTCGTCCCGTCACCTATCTTAATTCTGTTGCGAGCCGAGTCGATCTCGATGCCTATCTCACCCTCTAAAAGTACAGGGTTGGCAGATGCCCAGTTACTAGCAGAATCGTTTCTAAGTTGTATTCTTTTACTAAAAGTAGCCATTTGTTATGCTCCTCCTCCATTGTAAACATCTAAATTATCACTAGCTGTAGCACCTAAACCATCGATCTGTGGGTCACTAAGTGCAGCGTTACCACCAACCAATCCGATGATGTCAGGGTCTGATGTAATAGAATCTGTAATCGCTTTAGCTGCTTGTGTCGTAGCGACTGCTTCAGCTACACCTTTACTAGCAACATTACTAAGTGTCCGGTATTGAGCAGACAGTGGGTGTGGGCGGACTATAGGACGAATAGGCATGTTAACACTTCCATCTACGCAATGCTAATGCTTTTCTTGTTGGTCTACCTTTGCTGTCTTTCATCGGTCCCTTTACTCCAGACATCCGAGCACAGAAGGAACGCTTTCTAGCACCACCACCAGGTTGAGGAGCTTTAAGATTGGAACCAGTAGCACGATTGTACTTAGCTCTACCTTTAGCAGTCAGTCCGCCTTTACGGGACTTCTCACCTCTACCGAGGGATAACGATACAGACTTAGCCATTACTTCTTCGGAAACCCACGCTTCATATTAGCGTAAGCTTTAGCAGATATAGTAGACTTCTTCTTACTACGGCTGATACCTAGTTTCTTTCTTCTGTTAATGTTGTAATATAATCCTTTCTTGGGCATATCTATTTCCTCACTAATACTTCCATCATACGATCTAGTTTGTTGTGAACTTCTTTAAGTGCTTCCTCTACCTTAGCTATCCGTGCTTCAACAGCTATATCTCTTTCCCGTTGAGCAGCTAACTCTACCTCTATCTTAGTCATCCGTTTATCACCAAGGTCTAACCGTTCGATCATGCGTTTAATAATCCACCCGATAACTCCAAGAGAGATAGCTAATACGGTGTTAAGTAATCCAGATAGAGATTCGATCATTGTTTATAAAGCTCTTACATAATCGTTAGCACCATCGTTCCAAGCAAGACAAGCGTCGCCTGGAGTAAGTACCAAATATGTCGTTGTATTAGTATAATCTTTAACAGTTAAGTTGTAGGTGCTGCTAACATTTACGATATTGAAATCCATGAACTTATATTTATCTGGTCTTGGTAGAAAGATTGTTAAATTAGATGTAACATTATCTATAGTTTGTAACTTTGGTGCATCAGGTTGTAAATACTTACTTGCAGATATTGTTTCGATATTAGCTTCGTCTCTAGGGAAAGCGTATTTAGCTATATATGTAGACGGGGTGCTAATCACAGATGTTTCTATATCTCTTACACCATTTAAAGTTATAGACGAAGTAGAAAGATCGACATGAACATATGCTATAGGAGTGCTAGTAAATTCAGTATAAGCACCCGTTTCACTTGATACATCCTCGATAGCACAGTCGTTGAATATAATCCCTCTAGTTTGTTTATCTCCTACACCTCCCCCGATATTATCGGTCTTATACAGAAAACCATTAGTTACAATATTACATACATCGAACTGCAACTTACCATAAAGAATGTCATCATTAACAAAACAATATTTACTACCTGTGAAATCACACGCTGAAAACGTCGCTTTAATTACGCCTTGGCTATTGGGTAGTGCTAAGTATGATGTATTCTCTCTTGAGGTATCCCCATCGCCAGCCCAAACTCTTCCGCCAGCCACATTAAAAGTAGAGTTACTATATTTTAAAACAGTAGTACCAGCTTGGGTTTCATCTTTACAATTATGTACAGTTTTTCCTAAACCAGTCCCTCTAATGTTATTAACAAGCATAGTCGTAGTAATACCTGTTAATACTTGTGTGTATCCTACTGTCGTACATTTATCAACGAAAGCGTTATTGGCTATAAGTGTACTACCACCAGCGGCTGAAAATGCGTATCCTATATCACGGTCTGTAGCGTTAGCATAGGCATCCGCAAAGTAACCACCATTAACTTCAACATGAACATCACCGTCCTCAGTAGATACGCAACCCTTTGATGAGTAATCACCACTGCCTCCTGTCGCTATTGAGTTTGTTAATTGGTCGCTTTCAAAAGCTGAAGAACAATCAGTTAAAGTAGCGTTATGTTCAGGAAAGCCTGAGATTGAGGAATTACCAGCCCAACTATCAAAAGCATAACCCGCAAATCCTAATGAAGCTGGGTTTGTGAAACAATTAACTAAACCTACTTGATGTGAAGACATCGAATAAAAAGCAGAAACAGAACCGCAATATCTAAACTCACAACTGTAACACTGTACATTTCTTGACCTAACTACAAGTAAAGGATGTCCACCGTTTTGAGCAGCAAAAGCTCTACGCTCTTCTTTAGTTAACGTAATACCAGCAGGTTCTATAGTGTATCCCCACCATTGTCCTTTTCCGTGGAATGTAACATCTTTAAATACAATGTTCTTACAACCATCGACTGTAAAAGTAGAAGGGAAACGATAGTGATTCCCTGCTGGATTAACGCTAGGAGTTCCTACAATTATTTTACCGTTTGATATAGTTATATCGTTTTTATTGTATAATCTAGCTACACCTGACAAAGCTATTGCATCTACATAATCACCAACTGGATCATTAGCTGGATCGACTCCTGTAACGGTTGAATAAAGATTTATTGTCTTACCGTTTAGGTTTAAAGTATCACCGTCATTCAAAGCATTTAAACAAGCTATGAAATTAGTAGTATCATCTGTTGTGCCGTCACCTACTACCCCGTAGTCCAACACATTTACGACCGACCCGTCGATCATTCGATTGTTTGTCTTTGTAATTGCCATATCGTATTATCTAAAGGTTAAAAGAGATTCGATCATCGGTTATGCGTATTATTAAAAGAAAGTAGTATTGTACTCCGAAACAACTGTACCACCACTCGCTACAATATGTGCTGGGGAAGCTTTAAGAGTGCCATGAAACATATTAACAATCGCTTTTACATTTCCGTGGAAAGACATATTAGCATTTGCGTAGTTAGCTCGTACATTACTTACAGATGGATAATCGCTTTGAGAAATCTCTATACAAGTAGCATCACTAGGAAGGTTGTTAAAAACCAAGTTGCGAAGTGTGCAGTCATCCCCTGAAGGAGCTAGATAAATAGCTCTACTATAACTACTACTAGGATTTGCTGTAAATATTAAACCGTCAACCTCAACCAACTGTGCGGTATTATTTGTATAAAGTAAAATTTGAGGGGTAGTTGTCCGCAAATCACTTATTTTAGTATCAATAACACGCATAGTACCGTTACCGCTATATTCTAAAAATCGATCTTGAACTGTAGCGTATGTAGAAGTTATATCAATGTTACAATCTTCAATCTTAATATTATGGTCATTATCTGCATTAATAAATTCAGCTCGTGCGTTTTTAATTTTAACACCACTAAGAACGAAATCAAAGGCGGTCGAAGAGAAAATATGATTGCAATACAGACCATCGTTACCTGAAAAATCTACGCTACAATTAGAAAATACATATTTAGAACTGTAAGGAGCGTAAGATGTATAATCAGAATTATCGATCATATGCGTCAAAGAACTATTATTCACAATCAATTCTCCTAGCTCTATCGTGCTTATAATACCTACTAGCTTAGAATTATTTACATAAACATTATCCGCACCGCTGATTTGAATAGCCGTGTCTGTATTCGTGCAAACTAAACCTTCTATAGTCGTGTAGTTATTACTATTAGCGACAGAACCCACAACGACTCCACCTTGATTTACTCCAACTACATCCACCATTCCGACATATACATTCTGTATGTAGCTATTATCACCATCCGCTATGACACCGTACCTATTAAGCCCGACAATTGAGCAATTAGTAATAGAAATCGAATGTCCTTGTTGATAACGGAAACCTACATAATTATGAGTCTGTCCCTGATCTTTGAGGTCGTCTACAGTCACCCTACAGTTGTTGATAAACACGGTAGCGTCTTGCACTTTACAAGCAGACTTTAACACATTTAAAAAAGTACAATCAGTTATCGAAATTACCGTCTGCTTAACAGCCGCATCGTAAGCCGCATCTCCTGTATTTATGTCGTTAAAGAAAACACGGACACCATCGCTGTCCCAAAACTGATCTCCAGCGGCATTCTGAGTAGAATAAATATCCTTAAAAGTACATCCTTCAACTAAATGAGTGGATTGCCTCATTGAAAAACCGCTAGCACTATATAAGAAGAAACCTCCGCAAAAACCTCCTGTATTAGCTGTATTTGTTGCAGTTTTAATATTTTCAAAATGACAATTACGGACGATTGATTTAGCGTAAGGATCGCAGATAATTCCGTATTGATAGTTATTCTCTTTACCTTGCAGGTTTTTAACTGTCACATTTTCAGCCACAAAGTAATCACCGTTAGCTCTTATTGGGGCTGAATTATAAGCTCCTTGAGTAGTTCCTGATATATTAAAGTTTCCGCCATCTATAATTAAGTCCATAATCCTAGCGTTCGTTAATCTAAGACTGCTTGAATTGACTTCTTCTGTGTATTTAATCGTAGCGTGATTACCAAAAATAGTGATATTTGAACTCGATACTATCAGTTGATCAACTAAATATGTGCCGTTTTCAAATATAAGTGTTTTATTTTCAGATGCTTCTATTGCGTTCTTTATATAAGTTGCGTTGTTAGAAGCCGTCTCAGATGGACTCGCACCGAAATCCCTTACATTAACGACATCAGCAAACCGATTAGCAAGACTCCTAGCTGTGGTTGAACCTGTAGCTGTTATACCAATGCTATTAACATCCTGAGCCGTACCTGTAGCAATAACAACAATCTCTGCATTCGTAGGAGGAGCTGAGGTAAAAGTGATTTGATTGGTGCTGGTATTAACAGTGTACGCATCATCAGGAGTCTGTAACACACCGTCAATAGCCACACGAAACGCAGCAGCTGTACCTGTTTGTGGTGTAAAGCTAAGAGTAAATGTAGTAGTAGCGTTGTCTCCGGTGTGTGTGGACTTGTTAAAACCGCTAAGACTTGTACCACTCAGTGATAACTTATCGTCTACATAGTTCTTATTAGCAGCGTCTAAAGAGTTAGTAGGTGGTGCAAGATTAATTATCTTATTGAAGTTAGCGTCAAAGTTCGTACCACCAGCAGCTGTTTGTAAGCTGGATGTATTACCTTCGTAAGCTTCTTCGTTGAGATAACGGTTGTGTAGATACGCACGATCCAAGTCAGATTCCGTTAATATAGAACCATTTACAAAGTCTACCAGGTCTTCTGTGGGATCACTGCTTCTTCTTACTCGTACAACCTCACCGCCAGTAGCTGCCGTATTCAGTACTACTCTGGTAGGTGATAGAGCGATAGTAAAGGCTGTTGAAGCAACACCATCGATAAGCACTTCGACATGATCGTTCTCAAGATACGGAAAGGAAAAATTAAAGTCTGTCTGTCCAGCCGTCGCTGTGTAGTCTACATAGGTGTTTGCCATGATAATATATTATTAACTATTGAGTTAGGAGTTCAAGCACTTAGTCACTTGGTTAAATTCAAAAGTTCGATTAAGCTTACATCTTCCTCAGCAGCCCGCTGTATAGACATAGGCTCTCTTGTCTTTTTTCTTTCTACTTTACCGAGTTTCTGCATCTGCTTAACTACAGTGTATAAGTTCTCTCCCTCTTCGTTTCTGAATTGCTGTAAGAACCTAGAATCTTTTAATATTAGTTCTTCTAAACCTTTGTAGTAAGTTCTAGCTTCTACAGCTAATTCTTTATGTCCTTGGTTAGTAGGTAGTTTATCTCTTTTAGTTTCATCTATATCTTCAGTTTTTAGTTTCTTAGAGAAGTCTTTACTGTGTACCTTCTTAATAAATGAATCTCTCAGAGTTAACCCGTCTCTTTTATAGTTCTGAAGTTTTTTAGCGAAAGCATATTCTAAGTGTACTCCATCATCGTCTGTGAAATCTGTCATAACAATAGACTGATCTAGGATAGTAGTAGGTATATTATTATCTATTACTCCTACTTGATCTGACTGAAGTACTTCACTTAAACGCTCATCCATCTGTGCTGCTGAACCTTTAGACCTCTGCCATAACCTAAGTTGATCCGTACCCCAGTTGCTTGTGTCCACTAGTTCATGCCCAAACAAATCTGTTTTATAATTCTCAGGACCTACACCAAACA